GAACTCATGCAAAAGATGTATGATGACAGAGTAAAATTCAAACAGTTAATGTTGGAGGCAAAGAAAGATTATGAAAGAACTAAAGACCCAAAACTTAAAAAAACGATTGCAAAATTTAACAACATCCAAATGGCTAAAAAGATTTCTCTTAATAGTGCGTATGGTGCTATTGGTAATAACTGGTTTAGGTATTATAATATTTTGGTTGCTGAAGCAATTACTACCAGTGGTCAATTTGCTATTAGATATATTGAACATTCTCTTAACGGGTATCTTAATAAAATACTTGAAACCAATGGAGAGGATTACATTATTGCATCAGATACGGACTCGGTGTATATTTGTTTTGACAAACTTGTCAGCAAAGTATTCAAAGGAGAACAAGATAAAAGAAAAATCGTTGACTTCTTGGACAAGGTCGCTACAGATAAAATCGAACCTTTTATTGATAAGTCTTATCAAGAACTTGCTGAATATGTAAATGCCTATGAACAAAAGATGCAGATGAAAAGAGAAGTGATTGCAGACAAAGGTATTTGGGTTGCAAAGAAAAGATATATTTTAAATACACATGATGTTGAAGGTGTTCGTTATAAAGAACCTAAATTAAAAATTATGGGTGTTGAAGCTGTGAAGTCATCAACCCCTGCACCTTGTCGTGAAAAAATTAAACAAGCATTAACAATTATAATGAATGAAGATTCAAAAGTGCTAAATAGTTTTATACAAGATTTTAGAAAAGAATTTATGACATTAAAACCAGAACTAGTTGCGTATCCACGCTCTGTAAATGGATTAAACAAATGGACTGAATCACATAATCTATTTAAGAAAGGAGCACCGATACATTGTAAAGGTGCAATATTATATAATCATCTTTTAAAGGAGAAAAAATTACAAGGTAAGTATCCTTTTATACAAGAAGGTGATAAGATTAAATTTTTACATATGAAAATACCAAACACATATCAATCAACATCTATATCATTTATGACTAAGTTACCAAAAGAATTAAACTTACATAGTATAGTAGATTATGATATGCAATTTGAGAAGTCATTTATAGAACCATTAAAATTTATTACAGGTATTATACAATGGCAGATAGATGGTAGTTATGGAACACAAGGAACATTAGAGGAGTTTTTCTAATGGCAGGTAAAGGAGATAAAAGAAGACCAATGAAAGTACCACAAGATGATTATGAAAAAAATTGGAATAGAATATTTGAAAAGAAAAAGAAAGAAAAAAAATGAAATATAAACCATATAATTTAAAAGATGTTGTTAAGGCTTCTGAACAAGAAAAGTTTACAGTAGTATCTACCTTTGCTGGTGGCGGTGGTAGTTCCACAGGTTATCGTTTGGCTGGTGGTAAGATATTATGTGTGAATGAATTCGTTGAACAAGCCATAAACACATATAAAGAAAACTACCCAGACACACCTGTACTACCAGATGATATAAAAAAACTTACTGCAGAAGATTTTAACAAGTATGGTGACATAGATATCTTTGATGGTTCACCACCATGTTCAGCATTCTCTGTATCTGGTGCAATGGTACAAGGTGGACATTCTAAAGGTTGGGGTCAAACTAAGAACTATTCTGATGGTAAGAAGATTGAGAATATAGAAGATTTATTTTTTGAGTTTTTAAGAGTTGCAAAAGATTTAAGACCTAAAGTTATTGTTGCAGAAAATGTAAAAGGATTAACTGTAGGAGAGGCAAAGAAATATTATTATAAGATTACAAATACATTTGAAGAAATAGGATATGATGTATCATCTAAAGTTTTAAATTCTGTACACTATGGAGTACCACAAACAAGACAAAGAACTATCTTTATTGCTGTTCGTGAAGATGTGACACAAGAGATAGGATTAACATTTATGAATATTGCTAGTATCTTCCCAGATGAAAGTAAAGATGTTGTCACATTAGAAGATTGTTTAAGTGATGTAGAAGTAGATAGAAAAGAAGCAGATGAACTAACAGAAAAATTTAAAAATAAATCTCATTATGAAACTTGGTTAAAAATGCCAGATGACCCAGACAAGGTTGAAACAGGTTGTGATTATCATCCTAAAGGTCATCACTTTAATATGAAAAAAACATCTAGACATAAACCTGCTCCAACAATTACAGCAACAGGTGGGGCTATGCATTGGACTGAACCTAGACCATTTACAATTAAAGAAACAAAAAGAATAATGTCATTACCTGATGATTTTAAATTAACAGGTAGTCATAGTCAACAGTCAGAAAGATGTGGCAGAATGGTACCACCTCTAATGATGAAAGCAATTGCAGAATCAATTTATGAAAAAGTATTGAAACCATACTATAAAAAAAAACCTAAAGAAATAGGTGGAAGAAAAGATGGTTTAGAACCCACTCGATATAATGATTGGGAATCGAAAGGAAGATGTATAGATTTTTAAAATAGGAGAATATATTATGGGTTATGTAGGTAGGGTAAGTACACCAAAAAGTAGAAAAGTCACACCCAATGATTTAATAATGACTAAACCAGAAACGGCTAAGTTTATTATAGATTACTTCAAACCTACTGGTAAGATACTAGAACCTTGTAGAGGTACAGGTTCTTTCTATGACCAATTTGAAGGTGATAAAGATTGGTGCGAAATAAAAAAAGGTAAAGATTTTCTTGATTATGACAAAAAAGTTGATTGGATAATAACCAATCCACCATTTAGTATTTTTGATAAATTTTTATTAAAGGCATTTGAAGTTGCAGACAATATAGTTTTCTTTTGTCCTTTAATTAAAACATTTAAAGGTAAAAAACTTGACATAAAGATTAGAGAATATGGTGACATAAAAGAAATAATACACATGGGTGGTGGTAATCATCATGGATTCCCATTTGGATTTTCTACAGGTTGCATATATTATAAAAGAAATTATACAGGTGATATAAAATATACAAGAGTTTATGAAGTATAAATCATACAATTTAAAAGATGTAAAAGAAGCATCGGCACAAAATAAGTTTAGTGTCATATCTACCTTTGCAGGTGGTGGTGGTTCATCTACAGGTTATAGACTTGCAGGTGGAAATATACTTTGTGTAAATGAGTTTGTAGAACAAGCAAGAATTACATATAAAGAAAATTACCCAGATACAAAAATACTACCTGATGATATAAAACAACTAACAGGTAAAGACTTTTTAAAAACTGCTGGAATACAAAAAGGTGAACTAGATATATTAGATGGCTCACCACCATGTTCTGCTTTTTCAATGTGTGGAACATTAGGACAGTCTGGTTCTAAACATTCTGATGGTTGGGGTAAAACTAAAAAGTATTCAGACAATAAAATAGTAGAAAATATAGAAGACTTATTTTTTGAGTATCTTAGAGTTGCAGAAGAAATAAAACCAAAAGTAATCATAGGAGAAAATGTTGCAGGTCTTCTCGCAGGCGAAGCAAAATTAAAGCTAAATGAGATTGTAAATACATTTGAAAAAATTGGTTATGATGTATCATATAAGATTTTGAATGCATCACATTTTGGAGTACCACAGTCTAGAAGGCGAGTTATCTTTATAGCAGTCCGTGAGGATGTCACAGAGGCCATAGGATTGACATTTATGAACATTGCTAGTATCTTTCCACAAGAGAATAAAGAAGTAGTAACAGCAGGAGAGGCACTAGAGGATTTAGAATTAGATAAAGAAGAAGTTAAATGGTGTACAGATACATGGTTAAGTTCCGCACATTACAAGGATACAGCATCTCTAATGCCAGATGACCCAGATAAAGTATTAGGTGGAAATGACTTTCATCCTAAAGGATGGCATTTCAATGTTAAGAAAATGTCTAGACATCATCCAGCCCCAACAATTACGACAAATGCAGATGTTTGTCACTTTATTGAAAAAAGGCGGTTGACAATTCGTGAAATAAAGCGTATAATGGCTTTACCAGATGATTTTATAGTGACTGGTTCTATGTCACAGAAAATAGAAAGATGTGGTAGAATGGTACCCTCATTAATGATGAAGGCCATTGCTGAATCTGTCTATAAAAATGTAATACAACCTTATAATTGGGTTTGTGGAATGGAGTAAAAATTATGTCTAAAAATTATGACTTTACCTTTGCCCAACGGGAAGAAGGTTTTGATGACCATATAGAACATTCGATTCGTGGATATACAAACTTACTAGAAGATGTAATTAGT